GTCATTTTTTAATTTTCCCATATTTGGCAAGTTCGCCAAACAAGAAAACGGCCAGAACAGGAGAAAGTAGACATGCAGAAAGAGTTTAGCGGTATCTATTATTTTGACAAAAGCGGAGCATTGATGGTCCGCCTGTCCCCGCTTCACATTTCGATGTGGGTTGGCTGTCCGGTCTTTGATGGTCGTCTTCAATGCCGAGGCCTGGGGTGTTTGGCCGGCCATGTTTTGGTCTCTGGTGGGGAAACAACGTTTGACTGTGTCTTGTTAGACAGGGTGTCCGTGTTGCTCGAAACAGACCGTGGTGTAATTTTTGGTGACATAGAATAAGGAGGGGGAAATGTCAGACTCTGAGCTTGCGTATCTGCAATCCGAATTCGAAGGGCTTTCACCTGGAAACGGAGACGCTCTCTTGGAGCTTGCCTGGGCTCGCAAAAAAAAGGTAGAACTAAGCAGCTGGCTTGGGTCTGCTTATAAGATCCGAGCCAGGTTGGTCAAGGGCGATATGAGCGACTTGGATTGCCAAGATTTCAAGGATGTCAAAAGGGGGGGGGTGAGCGGTAAGTGACAATTACCGTCAACCAAGTGATCTCTTTCTCTGGAGGAAAAGATTCGACCGCTCTCCTTTTGTTGATGCTCGAAAAGGGAATATCAGTCCATTCAGCCGTAGCATTCGACGGTGGATGGGAATTCCCGGATATGCTCGGCCACTGGGCGGAGGTTGAAAAAAAAACCGGGATCAAGGTCACAATTTTGCGACATGAACACGACTTTGATTACTGGATGTACGATCATCCGGTTAGAAAACGTATTTCTGGGAGCAAATACGGAGATGTTTACCGCGTCGGCAATGGTTGGCCGTCATCATCACGTAGGTGGTGCACCTCAATCAAGAAAAATGTGATCCGGAAATACTTGCAAAAATGCAAGCCGTATATCCTCAATATTGGAATTGCGTTGGACGAACAAAAAAGAGCCCGCCCAAATAATCAAGTTTCTTACCCACTTATTGAATGGGGAATAACAGAGGAAAGGGCACTTGAAATCTGTAGATCCTACGGCTTCACCTGGCATGGGCTGTATGACGTGTTCCCGAGGTCATCGTGCTACTGTTGCCCACTTCAGCCATTGTCAAGCCTGCGGTTGCTCATGTGTTATTACCCATACCTGTGGGAGGAAATGTTGCGGAAAGAAAAAAACCTCCCAGAAGATAAACGCGTTTTTGTCCGACAACATTCGGCGCATGATTTGGAAATTAGGTTTCGGATAGAACAACAGGGAAGTCTTTTTTAGGAGGAATAGTCAATGGCCAAAGGTAGACCGCCAAAGCCGACGAAATTGAAAATTTTGCATGGCGAAAAAAACAAGGACCGGATCAACAGGGAAGAACCACAACCTCGACTTGGAATACCATCTTGTCCTTCTCACCTCAACACACCGGCACGCGCGGAGTGGAAACGCATTGTCCCCGAGCTTGATCGCTGTGGTCTATTGACCCACGCGGACAGGTCGGTTTTGGCCGCATATTGCCAGGCGTATGGAGAGTGGGTAGAGGTTGCCCGCATGATCAAAAAAGATCGGATGGAGATGAGAAAAGCAGAAACTCCCGATGATGCCACGACGAGGATGAAAAATATCCTTGGACTTGTCCGACTTCAGCGGGATTTAATGTCATCTGTTGAGAAAATGGGCACCCAAATGGGCCTTTCCCCGGCCGCTCGAACCAAAATTTCCCTGCCGGAGGTTGGAGAACAGGGGAGTAAATTCGAACAGCTTCTGGACTGATTTTAGTTTTGGGCATATAATTGTGGCATGAGTTTTTTTCTTGAACCAAATGACTACTGGCACAACCAACACGCCGACCGTGCCGTAAATTTCATCAACGGGCTAACCCACACCAAGGGTAAATTCGCGGGATACCGGTTCGATCTTCGAAAATGGCAAGAGGCCGTAATCAGAGAGATTTTCGGAAAGGTCAACCGCCACGGTCGACGTATTATCCGCACAGTTTTTTTTGGAACGCCTCGAAAAAACGGGAAATCAGAACTTGCGGCCGCAGTGGCCCTATATATGCTTTTTGCGGACCGCGAAATAGGCGGAGAGGTATATTCAGCGGCCGCCGAAAAGGATCAAGCGTCGATTATATTTAATGTTGCCGCACAAATGGCCAGAAATAACGCGCATTTAAAAAAACGCACAAAATTTATTGACTCCCAAAAGAGAATGGTTGTGCAAAAAACAGGGTCAATTTATCGGGCCATTTCGTCGGACGCGCACACAAAACACGGATTCAATTCGTCTGGGATTATGTTTGATGAACTTCACGCTCAACAAAACAGGGATTTGTGGGACGTTTTGGCAACTTCGACTGGCGCACGGGAGCAACCGCTCACGTTCTCGCCAACAACGGCCGGGTATGACCGTCATTCAATCTGTTATGAGCAATACGACTATGCAAAAAGGATAATGGCCGGTGAAATTGAAGACGAAACGTTTCTCCCTGTAATCTGGGAGACACCCAAGGACGCCGACTGGACCGACGAGAATATCTGGCATGGGTGCAACCCGGCTCTTGGCGATTTTTTAAGCCTGGAGGCATTGAGATCAGCGTTCAAGCGGGCCAAGGATAGTCCCGCATATGAAAACACATTTAGACGACTGCACCTCAATCAGTGGACGGCACAGGACGTGCGTTGGATGCCGATGGACGCCTGGGAGTCATGTGGGCGAAAGATTTTTACCGAGGAAAACTTTATTGCACGACCGTGTTACGGCGGACTTGATCTTGCGTCGACGACGGACGTTGCGGCCTTTGCTCTTGTTTTTCCACCTGTCCCCGGAGATGATTTTTTTTATGCTCTGTGTTATTTTTGGATCCCAGAAGACGGGATCCAGCTTAAAAGACACAAAGACAAGTCACTTTATCAAGCTTGGGTAAATACCGGACACATGGTAGCTACGCCTGGAAATGTGATTGACTACCAATATATTATAAATGAAATTAAAAGGTTGAGCGTAAAATTTGACATACAGGAACTTGCGTTTGACAGGTGGGGTGCAACAAAAATTATTCAGGATCTTGAAGAGATCGGCTTCACGGTCGATCCTAAAGGACGCGGAAAAAAACTTATTCAATTCGGTCAGGGTTTTCAGTCAATGAGTGCGCCAACAAAAGAGTTGCTAAACCTCGTTTTATCACGTAAAATTGAGCATAGGAATAATCCGGTCCTGAAATGGATGGCTGACAACATGATAGTGAGAACTGATCCCGCAGGAAATATCAAGCCCGATAAGGGCAAGTCGTCCGAAAAAATTGACGGCATGGTTGCGCTTATTATGGGGCTTGACCGCGCATTGAGACATCAAGACCATAAGAGCGTTTACGAGACGCGGGGCGTGCGAGTTCTTTGATGGGAATTTGGTCAAAACTTTTCGGAAAACGTTCAACCCCAGGTCCGCTTGATAATTTTTGGTATTCTCCGGTTGGCGGACAACATTCATTTTCTGGGAAACGGATTGATCCAGAAATAAGCCAGACCGTTTCAGCAGTTTACAACGCTATTTATATAATTTCGTCAACCCTTGGTTTTTTGCCTCTCCATTTATATCGAAGGTCGGGTGAATCGCGCGTCAAGGCCGTTGACAATCCGCTTTACCAGTTGATCCATACTCAACCCTGCCCCGGGATGGCAAGTGTTTCCTGGCGCGAATCCCAGGCCCGCTATCTTGTCGGTGTTGGAAACTGTTTCGCCGAGATCGAACGCGACAAATCATATCGGCCCGTTGCGCTCTGGATTATCCCGCCGAACCGCGTGAAAGTTGAGCGAAAAAAACCATCCCGGAAGCGATTCGACTTTGTAAATTATAAGGTTCGAGTGGACAACAATGGGACGGAAGTTGACATTCCCCGGGAAAATATGCTTCATATCCCTGGCCTTGGCGGTGACGGAATTTCAGGTATATCACCGCTGGACATGGCCCGTGAGTCTGTTGGCCTTTCCCTTGCATATGAGGAATATGGAGCACGTTTTTTTTCTGGGGGGGCGCTGTCTTCTGGAATTGTAACCTATCCTGGCGTCCTAAGCGATGAGGCGTTTGGACGGTTCAAAAAATCGGTTGACGAACAATCGAGGGGCCTTTCCCGGGCGCACCGGCTCATGTTTCTTGAGGAAGGCGCAAGTTTCCAACAGCTTTCTATCGCCCCGGATAACGCCCAATTCCTGGAGTCAAGGAAATTCCAAGTTTCTGAAATTGCACGATGGTTCAATATACCGCCACATATGCTTGGAGATCTGGAAAGAGCAACATTTTCAAATATTGAGCACTTGGGAATTGAATTTGTTCAATATTGTCTCCAGCCGTGGATTGCTCGAATAGAACAGGCGCTTACAATTCAATTGATAGGTTCTGACTCAGAATTTTATTTCAAATTTTCTGTTGACGGTCTTCTTAGGGGAGACTTCAAGAGCCGGAACGAGGGGTATTTTCAAGGAATACAGGGCGGTTGGCTGTCGGCAAACGATGTTCGGGCGCTTGAAGACATGGATCCTATTCCCAATGGAGATCAATATCTTGTTCCTTTGAACATGATCCCGTCTGACCATGCCGGGAAAGCGCAGGAAGACAACGATCAATCGCCAATTCCTAACTCCGGCCAACGGTCGTTGCCGTCACGTGAAACAAGAGACGCGGATTTTTCGGAGAGAGACAAACTTTACGAGCGATTTACACCGGTGATTAAGCAAGCTGTGGACCGAATCGTCCAGCGCGAATCAAAGGCCCTTAAAACAGCTGTCAAAAAAAGTTTTCGCAACAGGTCAGCGACTGATTTTAAGACGTGGGTTGAAGAGTTTTATTCATCGATGCCTGAACTTATTCGGATGCAAATTGATCCAGTTTTTCTTGCTTACGGACTAAACTCGTCGGATATCGCTGCCGGTGAAACAGGCATTCCGGCAAACAATGACCAGGTCAGGTCGTTCATCGCAGATTATGGCGCAACTTTCGCCGAGAGATATGCTGGTTCAAGCCGAGGTCAAATCGAACAGGTTTTGTCCGATAGTGAAACACCTGAAGACGACCTTGACCAACGGGCAGATGAATGGGCCGAAGGCCGGAGCGAAAAAATTGCAATCAACGAAACAAGAAGACTTTTTAACGCAGTCGCCACAACTGTTTTTTTCGCTGCCGGGTTTGGAGCCAGGTGGACTATTCGCGGAGCATTTACTTGCCCATACTGCCAAACGCTGAATGGTGCGGTAATAAAGGACGGGCAGTCGTTTGCCAGCAAGGGCGGCAGCATTTCTCCCGGGGGCGACCACGAGCCCATGGCCTTGAAATCAACTTTCCATCACCCGCCCCTTCACCGGGGATGTGATTGCACTGTAACGATAGGATAAGGTATGCCCGAACAAAATATCGAACGACGGTTTATCTCTGGATCACAAATCAGATCGGAAACGGTTGACGGATCGCCCAGAATAAAGGGCTATGTCGCCGTATTCAATCGGTGGTCTGGTGACCTTGGCGGGTTCAAGGAAAAGATTGACCCGGGGGCCTTCGCGGGGACTATCATGAAAGATGATATTCGGGCGCTTTGGAACCATGATGAAAAGTTTGTTTTCGGGCGAAACAGGAGCGGGACTCTCATTCTCGCCGAAGATCAGAACGGACTTGTCGCCGATATCAACCCCCCTGACTCGCAATGGGCAAGAGACGCCATGGTATCGATTGAGCGTGGCGACGTTACCGGTATGTCGTTTGCCTTCCGAACAATATCCGACGTATGGAACGACGACAGCACCGGAGGACTTACCCGGACGCTCCGGGAGGTTGAGCTTTTGGACGTTTCACCCGTCACCTACCCCGCTTATCCAGATACCACGGTCGCGCTGCGATCAAAAAATATTTTTTTGGCTCAATCTGCTGAGACAGACGAAGAGTCGCAGGAACCGACTGAGATCGTGTTTCCTAACTTGGTAAAGGCGAAAATGAGAATGATTCAATCACGAATGGAGAGAAACAGATGAACAAAAAGAAGCAAAAAATTGCTTCGCTATTTACGGAATGCGAAGCGATCCAGAAACTCGCCGAGGATGAGAAACGCGATCTTACGTCCGAGGAATTGACCCTGGTCAACACCAAAATGGATGAGATCGATGCTTTGAATTTAGCGATCAAAACCGAGGAACGAATGGCTCGGTTTTCCCCGCCGGCCGATAATCAGGACCAGGGCCCCAAATCGTTCCAGGGCGATGTGGATGTCAAAGCGAAACCGGTTTACCGGAGTCTGGGCGAGCAGCTTGTTGACATCGCCGACCATGCTCTGGGGCGGGCTGACTCCAGGGCCGTGGAACGTTTGGCTAATGTTCGAGCAGCTTCCGGAATGAACACGACCGTTCCGAGTGAAGGCGGTTTTCTTGTCCAGACGGACTTTTCGACCGCTCTTTTGAGCTTGGCCCATGAAACCGGTGATCTCACTTCACGGATGACTAAAATTCCCATTGGCCCAAATTCTGACAGCCTGGAAGCTCCATACGTCAACGAAACTTCCCGGGCAACCGGTTCCAGGTGGGGCGGCGTCCGGGTATATCGCCGAGCTGAGGCCGCAACGGTTACAGCGAGCAAACCAGCGCTGGGGTCTTGGGAGCTTAAACTTGAGGACCTCATGGGCCTGTGCTACGTTACCGGCCGAGCACTCCAGGACGCCAATTCCCTGGGAGCCGTGTTCCGCGAAGCGTTCATGGAAGAGTTTCCCTTCGTGATTAACGATGAGGCTATTCGCGGAACTGGCGTCGGGCAAATGCTTGGCGTCCTCAACTCTCCGTGCCTTGTGCCCGTGCCCAAAGAGGCAGGGCAGGGTGCAGACACAATTGTTTACGAGAACATCAAAAAAATGCGCGTGCGCATGCCCCAACGCTGGAGAAACAACGCGGCCTGGTTTATCAACGGCGAGGCCGAGGAACAACTTGAATCCATGTACTTGGCCGTTGGGGTTGGCGGAATCCCCGTCTACATGCCGGCCGGTGGCGTCTCTGGTTCCCAATACTCTACTTTGTATGGACGTCCAGTGATTCCGCTGGAACAATGTTCGGCCTTGGGCGACGTTGGGGATATCATTTTCGCCGATTGGAGTCAGTATATTCTGATCACCAAGGGCGGGCTGGACGTGGCCGAAAGTATGCACGTCAAGTTCATTTATGATGAGATGTGCTACCGGTTTATGTTGCGAAACAACGGTATGCCACGTTACAAAACGGCCATTACCCCCTACAAGGGCAGCAACGACGTTTCACCGTTCGTTACCCTGGCCGCGAGATAAGGAGAAATAATCATGATTGATTTTGTTCAGGAAGTCGGGAAACGAGTTATTGGCGTTCCGAAAAGCTGGGCGTCTGCGGCCTGCACTACTGAGTGGATCGACGTTGGCGAGTGCAACACTGTTGACTTTTTTGTCTTGACAGGCGCGTGGGCTGGCGGAACAGCGGCAGTTACTCTCTCTCAGGCCATCAACGCCTCCGGGTCAAGCTCGGCCGCTTTGGGATTGACTACCTATTGGACCAATGACGGCGCGGTTGCTGGCGATGCCATGACCAAAACCACCGCCGCGAGTTCAACGTTTAATCTGGACACCGCTGACGCTCTTTATCATGTCCAAGTCAGGCCGGACAGCTTGACTGCTGGGAAAAGCCATGTTCGAATTGCTATTGCCAGTCCGGGGGCCAATGCGGACTTTTACTCGGTGTTGTGCCTGGCTCAGACCAAACACAAGGGCTCGACACCTCCGACGATTATCACGTAACAAGTTAACTTCACTGCACAAAACTGGAGCGTTCCACGTGGAACACTCCTAACTTCCACACCGGTTAAAATCCGGTAGGAGCAAAACAAAATGAGCAAAACCGAACTTTTTGCGCGAAATGCTGGGGGGGTTTTCACCTTCCTTGACGAATCGCGCACCACGGGGAGTATTTTTTGGGTCGATAGTGCAACGGGAACAAACGCGGCCGGATACGGCTATACAATGGACGCGCCAGTTGCCACGATTGACTACGCGGTTGGCCTTTGCACGGCGAGCAAGGGCGACAGGATTTACGTGATGCCGCACCACGCTGAAAGCTTGACGGCGGCCACCTCCCTGGTCGTCGACGTTGCCGGAGTGCAGATTATCGGTCTGGGATTCGGATCAGCCCGCCCCAAACTAACCTACACCACGGCCGCGACTGCAACACTCAGTATCACTGCCCCAGGGTGTTTGCTCCAAAACATCCAACTTCATTCCGCGTTCACCAACGGAATCACGGCCGGAATCACGGTGGGTGCCCTGGCCGATGGGCTTCGCCTGAAAAATATCCGCATGGAAGAGGGTGCCAACACCACGGAATTCCTGATCGGAATTTCCATTACTGCCGCTTGTCATGACGTTGGTATTGACGGGTTCGAATTTTTCGGGGTCGCCGGGGGAACTGATTCCGGGTGTATCGTCTATGCGGGGGCAAGTAACTTTTCGTTTGTCCGTAACTTCATGATTTTTGGTGATTTCTCTGGAGCGGTCATTGATGGAACGGCGGCCGCGTCGACGTTTGTCGATATCGCCCACGGAACCATTGTCAATGTCGATACCGGAGCCGGGCTTTCTGTCAGTCTCAACGCTGGGACAACCGGAATGATGAGGCATCTTGATATTCTCGCAGCCAAAAACACGGCCGTACCGGTCGGCGCGGCCATGGGTTTTACTCAAGTCCTGGTGAGCAATGCAGCCGGAGCACAGGGCTTCTTGCAGCCGGGCGCTGACAGTTAACCATCTGGGGGCTTCGGCCCCCAAGTGTTCCACGTGAAACATTTGCGTTAAGCACTTTGAATGACTGGAGAAAACAATGACGGCAACCGCAACGGAAGTGAACTGGACGTCGGTCAAAGAAGTTTCATGGGCCTGGGCTACCGCCTCAAGCTCGAGCGGGGCGACGACCGGGACCACGTCCTATGTCTATGATGGCTCGCTACTCGGTGTGGCATTCGTTCCGGGGACGGCCGGGGCGCAACCGTCCGCGTCTTACGATGTGACCATAACTCCGGGAAGGCATACTGGGGTTGACCTTCTCTTGGGAGCCGGGGCTAATCTTAGCAATGCGGCAACGGTCTACAAAAAAACGGGAAGCCTGGCCGCTGTCGCCCACGATACTCTTACGCTTAACGTTTCCGGGGCTGGTTCTTCTCATTCCGGAACTGTTATTTTATACGTTCGATAAACAAAATCCGAGGGGGTTTTATGCAACGCGACATAAACTTTTATAGAAATCTTGTGGCCCACGATGTCATCACATTGATGCGTCCGCTTTTACAGCAGGCCGGTTTTCGCCTTCGGGACGTTGACGGAAAAATCGAGGCCACCTATACCACAATGACGTGGGATTCCCCGTGGGTGCACGTCAGGCACGCGCCATGGGCGGACTGCTATCTGTGGCATAAAATAATCTTCGACGTAGTTCAGAAAATGGCGGAACAAACGTGGCCCCCAAGCGATTGCCAAAATTGCTACAAGGTGGTCGTCCGTCCAAAAACGCTCGAGCAACTTTTTGAGCTTTATGACCTTGAATGCTCTCTCAATCTGCCGAGCAAATGTGGGATCGAAACAAGAGACACCGTTCATGGTCTCTACGGCGGATATTTTTACAATCGCGGCCTATCCCAGGGGTTGGCGTGTTACAACCTCGTTCGTGAAAAAGTTGACTTTTGGCCAGGCCTTGGGCCTGATGTCAAGGTAATTTTGAAGCGTGCTTGCACGGAATTTGAACACGCTTGTGGGCCATCTGACAAGTGGGGTATCACGAAAGATCAGCTCCATATTGAGGGACTGGTCAAGCTCCTTGTCGTTTCTGATAATGCCCTTCGCCGGCAACCAGACCACCTGGTTCACAACATCCAACGCAAATGGGTCGAATGGGCTTACGCGCATGGCGACGAGACATATCAGAAATACCATGACGGTCCTCTATCCCCTGACTACGTCACATATCATGCCATAACTGAAAACGGTGGCTGGCAAGAGACTGCGCAAAAAGTAGATCGTGGTGAGCTTGATCTTGAATCTGCCCTAAAAGTGGTGACAAATGATAAAGTATATTGATGTAAAACTGTTGACGAATGGTCCGAACGGCGGATATAGAATCGGCCAGGTCGTCAAGGTCGACCCCGCCCGCGCATACGCATGGATCCAACGCGGAGATGCCGAGATCTATGTTGGCGAAACAGAAAAGTCCATTGCCCAGATGGACGATATTGAGACGGCAACAAAGCCAAGAAGGCGGAAAAAATAATGCTGGAACATCGGTCAATAGCGCGGACATTATATGCTGCGCCTGCCTCGGAACCGCTGTCGTTGGCCGATGTCAAGATATATTTACGCCTCGACAGTGACACGTTCGCCGACTCTGTTGCAGAAACACAAACCATCAAGCCTTCGACTTGGGCGGTAACTCCGGCCTACGGAATTGTGGGAACCGGAGTTGACGTCCTGGGATCACAAACGCTCGTGGTGCTGAACGTCGGCACATGCGCGGGAACGTTGACTTCCAAAATCCAGGAATCAGACGACAATATTTCGTTTACCGATTGGACCGGGGGGGCATTTACCGTCAGGACTGCGGCCAATGATGAGACGACACAAGAGATCGAATATACCGGAGGGAAACAATATGTCCGCGTTGTGGCGACCGTTGCAAGTGACGTTTGTTCTTTCGGGGCAATGATAGTCGAGCGGACAGCAACCCATGCCGACGACGCGTTGTTATCCAGCTTGATCACTACAGCACGCGTCCATGTTGAATCTGTAATCTGGGGTTCCTTGATTACCCAAATGTGGGATTTTTTCTGGGATCGGTTCCCAAGTTACGACCGTTTTAGGATTCCCCGGGGGCCGCTTCAGGAGATCACAGGTGTTTATTACACGGACACCGATGGGACAGAAACTGAGTTTTTGAGCGATTATTATATCGTCGATACTGCCGGCAATCCTCCACACGTAAAGCTTGGATATGGTCAATCGTGGCCATCTCTCGAATTGTATCCCGTTAACCCAATCAGAATTAGAGCGGTGTGCGGGTTTGGTGACACGAGCACGGACATACCAACACCTATCCGCCAGGCAATGCTCCTGTATATTTCCACGCTCTACGAGCAGCGCACGGCTATTCTGACAACCGGGGCCGTTCCTAAATTGCTGCCAGCGCCTTTCGCTGTCGAGGCATTGTTGTCCCCGTATCGGGCATGGGTAGTGTCATAATGGATCCAGGAAAAATCAATAACAGAATCACGCTCCAAGCCCCCACGATTGTCCGAGACGATTATGGGGGCGAAACAAAAACGTGGACCGACGTTGCAACTGTTTGGGCGAATGTCAAACCTTTGTCCGGAAAAGAAATGGCCCGTGGACTTGACCAATATGGCGGCGGATCAGTCATTGAATCTGAAATATCCCACCGCGTTTGGATAAGGTTCCGGAGAGACATCAGAACGTCATGGCGTCTAAAGTTTGGCTATAAATACCTTGACATTCAAGCCGTAATCAATATCGGATCAAACGATGTTGAGCTTGAAGTTCTGTGTCTGGAGCAAAATGCCTAAATTGCGGGTAACAGGCCTGAATGAATTGAATGCCAAATTTTCTGCATTGTCAAAAGCAGTTGACTCGGACGAATTACAAGAACGCATTTTCCAGGCCGCAAAAATAATCGGCGACGAGGCGATTCGAAGGGCTCCACGGGGAGAAACCGGAAATCTCAAATCCTCAATCGTAGCAAAAAAATTTAAAAAAGTTCGCCCCGGCCAACCAGCGGCATTTGTGGGGATTGATTATTCGGTCGGGCCACATGCTCACCTGGTCGAGTTCGGCCACGGCGGCCCTCAACCAGCCCCTGCACACCCGTTTTTTAGGCCAGCTTGGGATTCTAAAAAAAAGGAGGCTGAAAAAATAATCGTCGACGGCGTGGCAAAACAGGTCGAATCCGAGGCGAGGAAGTAAATGGATATAGCGGCCGCTCTTAATAAATATCTCCTTTCTCAGTCAACCGTGGTGGCCATAGTGGGCGATAGGATCTATCCCATGAAATCGCCGGTTGACTGTGAATATCCGCTGATTGTCTACCAAGAGATCAGCGATATTCCCTACCACGCCATGGGTCAGGATGCGTCCATTTATTCTCCCAGGTTCCAGGTTTCAGTCTTTGCACAATCGTATTCATCGGCCAAAAACGTTTCGTCAGCCGTCAAATCGTCTTTACGCGATGCGACCGGAACATGGGGAGGCGTTAGCGGAGTCACCGTGGACCGGTGCCTTTTCGAGCTTGAGACCGAACGAGTTGACTTGGGAGACGACGACACAAATACGTTGTATTTTGTGTCTCAGGACTATATAATCTGGTATAGATAGCCGACGGGCAATTGATCACTGCTTTGTCGACTCTCTTTCATCCCCCTCCCAAGGCCCGGTGTCATGCATGACGGCACCGGGCTTTTGGTTTGCTGGAGTAAAAAAATGGCCGTTGGCGCAGCATTAGAATATGGAATTTTGGTTGGCGGGTATGACCTGTCGGCCAAACACAAAATGGTCAAGCTGGGCCTGTCGAAAGACACGCCCGAAAAAACGCAGTTCACCGAGACGACCAAGACCCGAGCCAGCGGATTGCATGACGCCGAGTTTGCCGGGGAGGGATACTGGGAGGCGGGAACGACCGGAGAACCGGATACCGTTCTTTACCCCTTGGTGGGCACGTCCAATACCCTAATCACCCTGTGCGCGCCAAGTAATGCGGTGGGGAACATAGCCTATTCCGCCCAGGCGGGCCTTTTCCAATATTCTCCGGGGGCCAACATTGGAGAGGTTTTCGGATACAGCTGGTCGGGATACGTTGATACCGCCAGGGTTGTCCGTGGAATTATTTTGGGCACTGGTGCAAAAACTTCAACTGGGAACGGAGCGGCTACACTGATTGGAGCCCTCGGAGCCAACCAGGAGTTATACGCAATCCTGCATGTAACCGCAGTTTCCGGAACCGACACTCCGACCATCACAGTTAAAATCCAATCAGATGATGCGGTTGGGTTTGCTGCTCCAACCGACCGGGTGACTTTTACCGCAAAAACAGCGATTGGGACGCAATGGGCAACGAAAATTGACGGGGATGTTTCCCCGATCACTGATACGTATTGGCGGGCACAATGGACGGTGTCTGGGACCAATCCCAGTCTGACCATTTTGTCCAGCCTCGCAATAAACAACAAGATTTAAGGAGTCAATACAATGGCCGTCTTTGCTTTGATGGATGCGAAAGTTTCTCTCCAGGTGGGTTCAAGTTCCGCCGTTTCGATTTCCTCTTACGTTACCGGAGGAACACTGGAACACTCAAATGATCCTCTCGAAACTACGGCAATGGGGTCTACGACCAAAACGCGGACCTACGGTGTCCAGGATTGGACTGCAAAAATCGAGTTGAATCAGGATTTCACTGTGATTGATGCTCTTTTGTGGTCTGCGCATAATGCGTCAGCGGTTACGTTAACCATCATTCCCGTTGACACGTCTGTCAGTGCAACAAACCCGCAGTATGCCGGGAATGTGTTGCTGCCGAGTTACAGCCCGATCAGCCAAAACCATGGCGAACTGGCCAAGGTATCTCTGGATTTCGTGGCCAACGGGGCGCTTGCCAGGACCACATCCTAAACCGCAACAACTTTCCGGAGGGGGAAAATGTCAAGTTTACGTGACCGCATTCTTGCGCGAAAGGGAAACCTAAAAAAAGAAGTCATCGAGGTCGAGGAGTGGGGTGAACGGGTTGAGGTCCGTGAATTCACACTTCGACAACGGGACGATTTTGTCAAAGCGTCAAAGGACAACAAAGAAGACATCGCCCTGAGGTTGATCGTCTTCAACCTCTTTGACCCTGAGACAGGAGAACAGCTTTTTGGCGAAGAAGACTTTGCGGACCTCAAAGAGTTTTCCGCCCAGGTTATCGAGGACCTTGGTGAAAGAGTTATCGAACTTTCCGGTCTCAAGAAACGATTCGAGGAAGCGGTCAAGGCGCAGGAAAAAAACTAACGGAATCCCCGGAGCTTTTTTTTGCCTATTCGTTGGCCGAAACTCTGGGGAAAACAGTGGATGAGATTTGGGAAATGTCGTTGTCAGAATTCCATGGTTGGATGGCATTTTCAAAAATGCGAAAAGAGCAACAGGATAGAGACAGGGAGCAAGCCAAAATCCGTGCTGAAATGGACCAAAAGATTAGGGACAGACGTGCAAGAAGGTAGGAAACCATGAGCACAAGTGTGGGCTCCCTTTTTGTCCGTCTGGGCCTTGATGCAACAGAATACCAGAAAGGTCTGGAGACGGCCGCAAGTAGGGCCGCTTCGTTCGGCCAGGGATTGACATCCCTGGGCAATAAAATGACGTTGGGGGTGACTCTCCCCATCGTCGCGGCCGGAACGGTCGCCGTTAAAACGTTTATGGATCTTGAGTCAGCGTGGACAGGGGTTGCCAAAACTATGTCAGGAGTTTCGGCAACAGAGTTGACAGCAATGCGAGGAGAGTTCGACAAACTTGCAACCACGATTCCAGTAACAATCGAAGAGCTTTATGGCATTGGAGAAGCCGCTGGACAACTGGGCATAAAAAAAGAAAACGTGGTTAGTTTTACAAAAGTTATGGCCGATCTCTCGGCGACCACAAACCTGGGGGCCGAAGAGGCCGCGACTTCGCTTTCACGTTTTGCGAATATTACCGGCATGAGCCAAAAGGATTTTGATCGTCTGGGGGCAACGATAGTCGAGCTTGGGAATAATTTTGCCACGAACGAATCATCTATTGTTTCCATGAGCATGAGGCTTGCGGCCGCAGGTGACGCGGCAAATATGTCCGAACACCAAATTATGGCGTTCGCCACGGCGCTTTCATCTCTCGGGATTGAGGCGGAGATGGGCGGTTCTGCGTTTTCGAAATGGATAAAGGGGATGCAGACGGCTGTTTTTACCGGTGAAAATATAACGGAATGGGCTCGTGTTGCGGGGATGTCGGTTAAAGACTTTTCGCAAGTTGTCAAAACAGACGCGGCCCAGGCCATGAATAATCTGATCAAGGGATTTCAGAATATCAAAAACAGTGGAGGCAATCTCACAGGAGAAATACAAAACCTTATCGGGAAAAGCTATCTGATGGCTGATGTTATGGGTCGACTTGCCGGATCAGGAGACCTTGTTACCCGGGCATTAACGTCGGGAAAAACCGCGTGGGCCGAAAACGTTGCGCTTGTCAACGAAGCCAATCTTAGATATGGAACAATGTCAAGTCAGATGACAATGGCTAAAAACCAGGTCCGGCTTATGGCCAATGAATTTGGAAACGCGCTGGCCCCGTCAATTATTTCGATTGTTAAAGAGATTAAGCCTTGGATCCAATATTTAAAAGATTTAGACGAAGAAACAAAAACGTCTATCATTAAATGGGGTCTTTTTGTTGCCGCAATCGGTCCGGCGCTAAAAATACTTGGGGGTCTGACGACAGCCGTATCTGGGACAATCACAGTGCTCAAAGTTCTGGGGCCAGGTATTGTCACTGTTGTCAACGGGCTCATGTCATTCGGTTATGCCGCGTTAGGTCTCGCAAAAACTCTTGTGACTTCAACTATCCCTGCCATGGCCACCATGGCAGTCACAATAGCACCCTTTGTGGTTGCATTCGGCGCTGTAAGTTGGGCGGTTCTTGAACTTATTGACAATTGGGACGAACTCGGAAAAACGTTCGACGCAATTGGAGCTGTTATCCGCCAAGAACTTTCGGCGATGGACAACAGAATATTGACTTGGAAAACAAACATAATCAGGTATGCCAGTGACGCATATGACAATATTGTTTATTTTTTCGGACAATTGCCAAGTATGGTATCTCAATATATGGAGGAACTTTATAGCAGCATTGTTTCGTGGATTACCAAAAAGTGGTTAACAATCATCACGTGGACTGAGGATTTCGTTGAAAAAATTATTGGCTTTTTTGAGGTAATGCCCGGAAAGATTGGAGGATATTTCAAGGAAATTTATAATTCTGCAAAATCTTGGCTTGGAAATAAACTCCTTAGTGTTTTTGATTGGGTCATCGAAAAAATACATTCGGTATCAAGTGCGTTTGGCGATCTGTATGACGATGTCGTGGGCAACTCGTATGTCCCAGACTTAGTTGACGGAATTGCCAAAAATTTTAGCAAGTTGCAAAAAAATATGGTTGACCCGGCCACCAGTGCGGCCGATAAGGTCAGCGCTGCTTTTTCTGATATAGGCCCCGCTGGTTTTGAATCGTCTACCACGAATGTTTCTGTGTATGTCGATTATTCGAGCGTTGAATCTGCGACTCAGGCCATGGCGCGGCTATCACAAGAGATCGATTCGGTGTCCGACAAACTATCAGATTTTAACCGTGGTTTTTCTCTTGACAGAATTGACAACAGCCTGAGCGATATTTCAGATTCGTTTTACGCAACGTTCGACGAAATAACAGACGTCGTCAAAGAATTCGAGGAATCGTTTTTCGATAAATTTATTGAAGGCTCAAATGATGTATCTTCCGGAATGAGCGACATGAATGTATCCGTGTTATCAGACCTTCAAATTTTAGAAAAAGAACTCAAAAATTTGTCCATGTACTACTCGGAACGTTTTGTCGACCTATGGCAAAGTAGGACCAGTGCATTACAGGAACACTCTTCGATCAATATACCAATAATCACGTCTCTTTTTAAATATCTACAAGACACAATAGACAAAATAAACCCTGAACCAGTAGAGGACCTTTCCGACGCCATTGTTGACATGTCAGAAACTGCGGAGCCTCTTGACGATGTGAACGTTGTGCTCGGAACCCTGAAAAATACCATGTCAAGCTGGTCATCTGTTATGCCGGGAATCACGAGTAATCTTTCAAATATGGTCGCCCAAATAACCCCATGGACACAAGCTTTTGGTGCAAACGGATCATTTGCAAATTCGTTCGATGGATTTTCAACCAGTGTTGCCAGCCAAATTTCAAATTTGAAGACGCTGTGGATAGGATTAACTGGCAACATGAAAACGGCATGGGCCGATGCCGTGAACTTTATAAACACAACGTGGACTTCAAACTCATCAACCGTTTCGCCTTCATCTTCAGCAAGAGGTTCCAGCTCTATTTCGACAAATTCTGCTTCAACAAATGTGGCCGGAGGGATTGATTCAAACGCATTAATCCACCAATTAATGCAAGGCCTTTTCACAAACAGCACATATTTTTCTGCTGGGGGTAGCGTCAACCAGATAGGATGGGATCCTGGCGGCTGGGGAAAATGGTATCAAATGGCTGATATCGGAAAAGAATTCCGGGCTTATCAAACTGGGGTCCTTGATGCAGGATATTACGACCAGCTTCACACTGATACAAGATATTTCGATGCCGTTGCCAGAAAAGAGCAATGGCATGTTCCCAAAGAGGACGAATGGGCAGGTTACGATATAGTTGATAATTTTTTCAAACTTCCATATAAGGGCGGAAGGGGATATACCCAACATGACGGAATATCAGTCCCATATTCAAACTCAAGCACCAACAACAACTTTTCCGTAAATATAAACGTCGACGGCATGTATTTTGACAATCCGACACAAAAGAAAAAGTTTATAAACATGGTTCAAGAAGGCTTGGCCCAAGTGTCCAAGAATTATTTCTGATGGGAACTACAAGAATTCTATACGACAATATAATTACGGACGCTGGATATTTGTCGGTGTCCAGCCAAAGATCCGGTCTTGTTTCGTCCGCCCTAAAATCTGGGACAGGATCTGCAACAATGACCACATCTGGATCATTCTCCGGGGCACAGGATCTTGAATACGTCGTTGAAATAGATTCCGTTTCTGGAGGCGCTGAGGTTGGATCTGCGACGTTTCGGTGGTCGGGCGACGGTGGAAATACCTGGGATGCGGACGGTGTCACTACGAGCACTGCGGCCACTCTCCTGGGCGACGGGGTTTATATCGCGTTTACATCTGGCACCGGGGATGATTTTGTCCTCGGGGACAAATGGTATTTGAGGGGTATAAACTATTTCAATCCTGCCAAAATACTCGACGGCTCAAGAGACACGAGGTATCGTTCAAGCAGTCTGGATAACCCAAATTGGGTAAAAATTTCCTTGGGTGCTGCTGTTTCAGCAGATTGCATTGCCATCTATGATCACAATTTTTCGTCTGCCGCAGTGATCACGATTCAGGGCAATGCTGCAGATTCCTGGGGTGCTCCAACATTTTCAGAAACGATTACCTGGAACAGTTGCAAAATTCTCCATTATTTCGCGTCAACACAATCATTTCAATATTGGCGACTTGTGATATCGGACGAAACAAACGCGGCGGCCTATATCCAGATTTCAGAACTATGCCTGGGAGAATATCTTGCCCTTTCCCGTGCACCAGCGTGGGGGCGTGGCCGGGACAACGCTTTTGTGGGCCGAAGTTTGTCAACGGAATTCGGTTCGACGAAAAGGCTTTTTCGGAACTGGGCGACAACTCTTAATTATTCGTTTGACTTTTTGACCGTAACCGATGTTAACAATCTTTTTAGTATGCTTGACACAATATCAAGTCAAAATACAGGCAAAATATCTCCTATTTTTTTTAACGAGGTTTCAGATACTCCCAACGAATTTTGGCTCGTTACGTTTGACAGCCTTGGTGAGAAATACGAATTCGACGGCAGATATTCTCTTGACCTGTCACTTTCCGAGGTAATGAAGAGTGCTTAGGGTCAACCAAAATTGGCGGGACAATGTGGCTAAAGGCAACGAGCCTATTCCTTATATTTTAATCAATACCGACCTTGGAATTCGTGGATACGCAGCAAGGGACATGTCCTTCCTGTCACTCTCTCCCGGGTATTTGGCGGACGGGACCTATGACGCGGACGGAACGATAACGGCAGGTGGTGATTCGTTTGATATTCTTTCTTATGACGCCAAGGTTCTTTCGTTCGGAACAGTTTCAAGAAATATGAAACCACGCGTCAATGATTTATTCGCAGCATTTCAGAACAAAGAAATGGCGACTATGGACATTGTGTTGAACAATGCCGACAGGTATTTTACAAGGCTTCTCCCAAAAGAACCGTTTCTCGGAAAACAAATTAGGCTTTATTTGGCCATGCCTGATAGTCAATTTGCCGATCACCTGAAAATTTTCAGCGGAAAAATAAATCAATACAACGACCGCCAAGGACAATTTACGATCACGGCGCAAGAGGATTATCTCTCACTCGACAGGACTTTTTATCTCAAACGATCAGACGGTTTTACAAATTATCTTACCGCAAATGAGACACTCCCGATAGTTTATGGCGACCTGACCGACGGGTATTATGGGATATGGGAAGCCCCGTGCATCGACACAGTAAACCACGTTTATTGCTTTGCTTGCCACCCTGTTTTGTCTGTCGCAAATGGGAACACTGTATCTGTTTACGTCGACGATGTTTTACAGACATCTGGATATACTTTTTCTGAGTCTAACGCCGTATATTCAGATTACGCAACCGTAACATTTACGGCCGATCAGGGAAATTCAACCGTTTCGGTCAAGGGCATGGGATTGGATGATTCTGGAACGCTGATCGAAAACATCGTTGACATAGTTGACGATTTTCTATCTACCCACGTTGGATGGACTGGCGATCTTGACGCAACCGCAAAAGCGTATTCCTCTCAAGTATTTATCAATGCTGGATACAAAGCGGCCGGATGCATCGCTCAAGACGATTCTGTTTGGACAATCATTCAGAACATGGTATCAAGTTTTCTTGCAGACTTGTTTATTAACGGAGCAGGCGATCTTGTTTTAAAAATACAAAATTTTTCCATCCAGACCGGATTTGAGGATTTACTGCGTCGTCAAGACATCGTGGTTTCAGATATGTATCAGGACTGGACAAATCTTATCAATCAGGTCTGGTGTCAATATCGGTGGAATTATAATGACTCTGATTTTTATTGGTATTCAGACGGAGATGCAACCAAAAATCAACTTAGTCAAAATGTCTATGGAATGCGTGTTCCAACCGACCCATATCCGTTCTATTTTATCAGAGATACCGATACAGTTACGGATATTCAATCCGTACTTGTTGACAAATTTAAAGACCCTATTTGGGTTGTGAATGTGACCAATAATACCGGGGCCATGTTCCAGGTTGAAACCGGAGATATAATACTTGGAACACTTGAAAATATTTATGATACAACCGGGAAACAACTCGTTAATCAGTTTTGGAAAGTAATCCAGGTTCAGCATGATTTTGACGGATTTTTTACGACACTTCAATTGATTGACACCGGCTCTTTTCTTTATTGGGCTGAGTATGCAACCGGTAGTTATGCTACCCCAAGTCCACTTGGTTCTGGTGATTTATTGGCCAATGGGGTTATAATGGCTGGTGGCGATAGGGATTCAACAGTTTATTAAGAGGAAAAAATGACTCAACAGATTATCAATTACGATGAAAAAATGGTTGGCGCAAACCATCCAACACTTTCAGACACCCTTAATCGCGCCATACTTGTTGACCACGCTGACGACGGGCACCATAATTTTGCCGTCCTCCAGGAGCAAGGCTCAGCCCCAACGACTGCCGCAAATGAGGGGGCGATCTATACGAAGGAGAGCGGCGGGGTTACTGAGTTGTTTTTCCGACGCGAATCTGATGGAATAGAGATTTTCATGTCCACCGGATTCCGTTTGCGTCAACGGACAATTTATACTTCTAACGACACATGGACAAAATCGGCGTGGTGCCGGGCAGTTTTAATTGAGGTCCAAGGCGGCGGTGGCGGAAGCGGAGGCGCTGGTTCAGGGACCGGCAGGGGTAGTTCTGGAGGTGGAGGAGGAGGCGCATATTCCAAAAAATTCATCCTGGAGTCGTCATTGGGTGCAACCGAGACCGTAACCGTTGGAGGTGGCGGAAGCGGAGGCGCTGCTGGAAACAACAATGGGGCTTCTGGCGGAACGTCGTCTTTTGGGGCACATGCGACTTCAACGGGCGGAGGCGGAGGTGGTGGGACAACTATTGGAACATCTGGATTCGGTTCGGGCGGTTCGGGCGGGACATCAAGTGGAGGCGATATATGTGTTAACGGAGGAAGCGGGGGCACAGGTATTGTGCTAAGTAGTGGCACCGTTAATTTTGGAACTGGGGGCGGCTCTCTTTTTTCTAATCCTCAAAACCTACCCGCAGTGGACGGTGTTGATTTTGGAGGTGGGGCATCTGGAGTGTCGTCAGCGACACAGGTAGCTGGGAACGACGGAGGGGATGGAATAATAATAGTTTGGGAGTACGAATAATGAAGGCGCTAATTCACGGAAGACGTGTTTGTCAAGTCGTTAAGGATGAAGACCTTTTTCCCGTTTCCGCAGGCCTAAAATGGGTTGATTGCCCAATGGACATTACCGATCAACACACTTACGAAAAAGGTAGGTTTGTTGATCCGCCACCTTCTGGTTTACGTGTTCCCATTTGGAACGGCGTTGAATGGATAGACGAAAACCCGCTAACCGTTCAGGAAAAACGGCAACAGGAATACGAGTCGACTGGTTGCTCTGTAAATGATCTTATTGTTGCCTTGTGGGAAAAAATAGTTGAGAATCGTCCTGAAGAGGCGACAGATATTCAGGCCAAACGCGAAGCGGTGAAGGCGAAGTTTCCGAAACAATAATGCAAAATAGCATTTTTCCATTTTTCCTCGGAGGCACAATCTTTTTTGGTCTTGTTGTCCTACTGAATAGTAAAAGAGACATTTTTATGTCATTGGCGCTTCCATATTTTATTTTTTCTGTTGTCTGCTGTCTCATCAGAATGTTCTGGTGAAAATTGCCTGATTGGTTCGCTCATGCTGCATCTGTCATAGGAACGCTTTTTGGTTTGTGTCTGGTGTTAGCCGGAGTAACGGTAAAAAGATTCTTGATTGAATACGAAAGGTTCAAAACTGACATGGAAAAAGTATGCGGCCAAACGGACGAAGACCACCAAAGGCTATCTGACTACAAAAAGCAAGTATTGGACATCGGATCGTTTTTGAGCAAAATAGATTACAATGTCGGACAAATGGCTGAAAACCAAAACCGATTGGAAACGATCATTATAAATCAAACTAAAAGATCAGTCACAAACCACAGAGTAATGCTTCAAACAATGGTTCAGATATGCCGCGCAAGCGGGCTTGATTGTTCAGACGTTGAAGCTCTTTATCAGGAATATCGGACGGCGGCGTTTCGTGAACTGGCTACCGGGGAACAGATAAGCAAGGACTAAAACATGAGTGTTTATGATTGGTGGTTATTCGGTCGTGACGGGTGCAGCGCGTGTGAAGACGCCAAGGCGCTCGGGATAAATTGGAAATATAAGTTCGACCTGACACCCAGCTTCGACGACAATATTTTGCCGGAGAATCTGACCACGGAAGACGTGGCCCCCTCTCCCTGGGCATTGGCGGCCATGGCGTGGTGTGAAGCCGTGGAGGCTCCGCTCCCTGTCATCGTTGTCTGGGATAAGAGCGATTCAAAAAGTTATCGTGAGAAGTGGGAAGGCAGGATCCCCACACCCGAAGAAATCGAGAGATGGAGATGAGTAGGGCGTCCGACTACAACAAGAAAAATTTGGTCAACTGGGGAACATCCGCCTTCCCCTGGGAGGTGGTGGGAAAATTCGTGGACTGGGCAAGGTTCACGGACGACGTTACCGCCGAACAACAGCGGCTTGGCCTCATGGTTGATGGAATGCTCGGCCCGAAAACCGTGGAGGCCCTGACCTCGGCACCCGGTGAACCACCATGGTATCATGTGGCCATGGGAGAGGTCGGCACAAAAGAATTTCAGCCCGGGAGTAATCCACAGATCGAAAAATATCACGCCAGCACGTCGATTGGGTCATCTCCCGACGACGTGCCATGGTGCTCATCGTTTGTCAATTGGTGTATGGAGCAAGCAGGAATCAAGGGCACCGTGTCGGCGTGGGCGCGGTCTTGGCTCAATTGGGGCGAGGAGTTGACTATCCCGCGACTCGGGTGCATCGTCGTTCTTGCCCGGGGATCAGGGGGGCATGTCGGATTTTACCGGGGATCTGGAGACCTTGGCAAAATAGAAGTCCTGGGGGGTAATCAATCCAACCAAGTTCGTTTTTCTTTTTATAACCGTGGCGACATTTTGGGATACAGGTGGCCAAAAAACTACCAAAAATAAAGGAGATCGAAAAATGGGACTTACTTGGACCGGAATATTGTCGACACTGGCCGGACAAATTATCGGATGGCTATCCCCGCAGATCAGAGATAAGGCGATTGAAATGCTCCAGGACCTGCACGAGAAAGCATTGGCCACTCCAAACCCTCTTGACGACCTGGCAACCGGGTTACTATTAACGCTTGTGGGGGGTAAGCCGAGGGAAGGCGGGGTGAAATAAATAAAAAAATAGGGGCAGTAGTGCCCCTTATTTTTTGGGCGCGTCATTGCGTGCCCCGGGCTTAGTTACTCGGTAGGTTGGTTGATAGTAATAATCTGCCGTCTTAAATCGTCCTCTGTGTGAAAACCCAGGACCGGAATTCCATCTGAATTCCAAGCACCGAATAGATAATCCTCACCGTCCCCGAATATTTCTCCGCCTTGAATAAAAACGTCAACTTCCAGCTTATTCTCGCCGGTATTGTCGGTCAGGCCGTCGATAACGCTCTGGTAATATTTTACCCTGTCATTGATAGTGTGGGCGTTTAAGGTCTCTGTGTCGTTATTTTTAATCGCCTCAAGAAGTTCTTTATACATTTTTCATTCCTTTCTTAGGGGCCTTCCGGCCCCCGGTGTTTATTCATCCCATTCATCCCGCGTCACAATCCGTAAACAGTCTAAGTTCTCACCCACGAGCAGCCGCTCAGCGTCCCAGGACCAAACTCCTTCGGTGTATCGGGGTTCATCTCCGCCAAACGTCGGCAAGTCCCCGCTCCATTGCCCATGGATGTCCAGGGTTTGAGGATCGTTGTTCGCCATTGCCTTATAAAGTTCATCCAAATTCTTCATTTTCGTGCTCCTTTTTAAAGGGGGCACCCCGGCCCCCGGCTGGTTATCTGGGGATCAAGACTGACCAGATCTCTTCGTCGCCCCAGGTCTCATGCTCGATCTTGTATTCCTTGAGACCGATCAGCCTGGCATACCATTCACAGTCCGCCTGCCCTTCGTCTGTAATGTAGATCTCCCTCCAGTTTTTCATTTCGTCCTCCCTGTTGATTTAATAATACCACATTCGGAATTATTTGTCAAGCGGTAATGAGGAAAATAATTTATTTTTTTCTCTTGTCCCAACACCGCCGGCAAACCCGGTCGGGACCGCCCCAGGGGTCCTGATAGAGATTGGTATACCAACCACCGCAGGACGCGCAAAGGGATCTCCCCTCCCCAGGACCGAGGGTATGGGCTCGCGGGCCCCGGGGCCTGAGCTGTAGACCATCCGCGTCTTCGGGACGGATCCACCACATCCCGCCCCGTTTGGCTGCCGGGAGCTCCCCGGACAGTATCCTATTAATAATAGTCCGGGGTTGGAGCCCGGACCGAACCGCAGCCTCTCCAGTCGTCAATAGATGTTTTTCTGCGTCCATTTTGTCCTCCTATATATAGGGAGGATACCGAGGTTGGAAAATTTTGTCAAGGGTTTTCATTTTTTCTTGTCAGTTTTTATTTTAAATTACAGTAAGTTAAAAAAGTAGACCCGGACCGGTTTGATTCGACCCCATGATTTTTTGAATTAAATGGCTTGACAAAATTTAGCGCACGCGCTAAATTTACCATCATACAGGGCAACGCATAGGAGGCGGAAGATGAAAAAATTACAGGAAAGCCAACAGGATTTATTGTGGACGGTAAAAATGAATCCGGGGGCCAATACCCACCGGTTGGCCAAAATTAGGGGTGATTACCAATCATATGAGCGGAATTTACTGGACCGGTTGTTTCGTCTCCAGGTCCGTGGTGTAATACGAAGCATGGAATGTCGCAAAAATTACGTTATTGAACGGCGCTGGTATCCGTCCGTATAATTTTTTTCATTGTGGGAGGGGGGCGAGGGAATTATCCACCGCCCCATAAAAAGCTGAAAAAAGTGATAAAAAACTGCAAATGAACAATAAAAATGGATTGACAACGGCCCAGGCGGCTAAACTACTCGGGGTGAGCCCGGTCACAGTCAGATGGAAAATATCGAAGGGCTATATCCTGGCAACAAAAATTGGACGCGACTGGATTATTGATTCGCGCCAAAAAATATTTCGGAGGGGTGGCCGTGGCAAAAAAAATACGCGATCTTGACCCCCAGCGGAGCGGATTGAGGTCCGTTCCGTTTGTGGCCAAACCACCAACCCAGGCTAAACCGACACCGGTCCAACGGCCACCTAAAAAACACGGCCAAATTGGCGATGAGTGCGGAATGGCAAGGGAGGCAAGAGGGGAAACTTGTTGACCAGAGACGAACAAAAAAACACCGGAGGAAAAGAAAATGCGAATCAGAGGAAGCCCGGGATCAAATTCCAGCGTGAATTTTTCCAGAAAATATAATATCTGACACCGTCCCCACCGGAAATGGGAACATACCCACAAAAAGAGGTTTGGATGAAATTAAAATTCCTGATGTAATTTTCTCGTGTTTCGAAAATCCATTCAGGAGGTAAGCCTATAAAATAATTGATCGGAACCGATACATAAAGGCACTTGTTTTGTTTTTCAACCCCCTGATTCGGGGGGTAAAGTCCAAGAAGATAACGTTGCTATTTAGTTTTTTGATTCGCTCGCGCCCCCGGGTCTAACCCGCCCGGGGGTAAACAAAAAGGAGGAAAAGCCAATGGTGATCAAGGCACATTCAGACGGTTTTATGGTAGACTATTTTTGCTCCAAATGCCAGAAAACAGAACGACGATACATCAAACGGACTGACTCGGATTACATCAGAAACCTGGCCCGTCAATGCCCAACCTGCAAGTCCATCATGACCACGATGGTCAGGCCGGATTTGAGGTCCGCATAATGCAACTATCCTGGGAAGAAAAAATAATCTCAATCGTCGGGTTGGGTTTCATCGCGCTTTGGCTGTTGTTACTCCGATGAAGCTTCCATCTGTAACGCAAGTTCTATCACCCTTCGCAGATTTTTCATGTGTTTCTCCTGATGTTTTAAAGGTAGCGGCTGAAAGGGGAACGAAAGTCCATCAGGCTTGTGGCGCATTTGCACAAGGACTTTGGGTTACAGAATTAGACGAAGCATGTTTTGGATATTTTTCATCGTTCAAACGATGGTTTATTTCGGTGGTCAAAAAGGTTATTGCGGTTGAGTTTGAAGCTGTTTTTACATCAATGGGATATGTTGGTCATCCTGACCTTTTATGTGTCTTTCGAGGTGATGATATTCCGACATTGGTAGACATAAAAACACCAATTACCATATCGCCAACGTGGGCTCTTCAGCTCGCTGCCTATAAATACGCGTGCCTATATAGTGGCTACATTGTCGGAAAAATTGGAACGTTGAGGCTGTCGAAAACAGGGGGCAACGCAAAGTTTGACGAGTTTACAGATTGCCATCGGGCTTTCAGGGCTTTTTGCGGAGCACTGTCAGCTTACAAATATATGAAAGAGGTAAAATAAGGATGGACTTCAATGTTCTTCTGGGAAAAGACGATGTGAAAAAAAACTTTGACATTTCAACTGTCAAGGGTTCCTTATCGGTTTACGACCAACGATTCATGGCAATGGAATTCGATGCCAGAGTATGCACAATAGAGAGCGAAAAAGACCATGAACTTGCGGTAGAAATGGCGATCCAGGCAAAAAAGTTGGTCAAAAAAATCAACAATATTCGAGACAAATTTATTTCTGAGCCAAAAGAATATGTCCGGTCGGTCAACAACATGGCAAAAAGTTATACGGACCGCTTGGCCGCGATTGAAAAATGTCTTCGGGATAAACTATCGAACTTCCAATACCAACGAGAGCTTGAACGTCGGAAAGCGGAAGAGGAGGCAAGAAAGGCTGCCGCCGAAATTCAGACCAGGCTTAACGAGGAAGCCAAGGCCGCGAATGTCGAGCCTGTTCAGATTATCGTCCCCTTGGCCCCACAACCAAAAATTGTAACCAGGACGGCGGAGGGGTCATCCTCAAGCAGGGAGGTATGGACATTCGCAGTCGATGATGAGTCAAAGATACCTCCAAAATATTTTGTTCTCGACACCAAACGAATAGGAAAGGACGTCCGAAGCGGAATCCGGGACATCCCCGGAGTTCGAATTTACCAGGAATTCAAAACAGTGCTAAGGGGATAGGACATGAATGAAACTCCAATGTATGTCGATGAAAAATTTGTTGCTAAAATGATCGGCCGAGCGATTCAATCGCTTCGGAATGACCGCATGTTGGGAAAGGGGATACCGTATTACAAGAACGGAAAGAGTATCCGGTATTGTCTTGAAGACGTGGTATTCTACATGGAATCCCGCCGAATCGAGACAATAAACAATAACGCCAAATAAGAAAAAACGGGAATAAAGATAAGGAGTTCACATGGACAATAAAGGCGCATTGATTGCTCGTTTTTCCCAAAAATTTGGCATAGACGAACGTAAGCTATTTGAGATTCTCAAAGCCACCTGCTTCAAACAGCGCGACAAAGATCAACCGGTGACGGATGCGCAAATGGCCGCGCTTTTGGTGGTCGCCGACCAATACAATCTCAACCCGTTCACCAGGGAAATTTTTGCGTTTCCTGACAAACAGAAGGGAATTGTGCCTATCGTTTCTATTGACGGTTGGATTAGAATTATCAATTCTCACCCTCAATTTAACGGACTGGATTGTGTCAATTCACAGGTCGTCGTAGACGTTCCGGAAACGACAAAAAGATCACCTGAGTGGACAACATGCAACATTCACCGAAAAGACAGAACAAATCCAACGTCAATAACCGAATACTTTGACGAATGCTATCGACCGCCATTCGTGGGGACGGATTCTCGTGGAAAACCATACTCGATCCCCGGACCATGGCAGTCACACCCGCGTCGAATGCTCCGACACAAGTCAATTATTCAATGCGCACGTATTGCGTTCGGATTCAGCGGAATTTACGATGAGGATGATGTTGAACGCGGTGAGGTTGTCAACGTCACTCCGGTTGAGACAAAAAACATCTCCGCGCCAGTTTTAGGCGAAAATATAACATGGCAAGATCGACTACAAATCCAATCTGAAAACGTTAATTGGGGGTTTGACCAAAGTACTTTGAAGTCTTTTGTATCGCAAACGGCCAAAATACACAACGTCACGGAAAATGATCTTTTAGACCGCGCTGCCGACAACAGTGATTCATTTTGGGATGCCGCAAACGCATGGGCACTCAAACAGATTGAGCCGCAGGAAATTGTCTTTTCCGCCGACCTTCCCGCAGATCCCACCACGGAACCCGCCCCTGAACCAGCGGTGGATCCCCAATCTGAGCCGGAAACGGAACAGACCACCGCTGGTTCTCCCGCCAAAAAAGTTGATTTGACCGACATTTGGGACATGGCGCTGAGCCTAAAGACAGACGCGCGGGAATGCTTGTTGGATGCCGGGTTGGAACCTGACCAGGTTTTGGCCTATTGGAAAAAGCACAATATCCACAAAAATCCAAAAGAATTCGGGACCGCTTTGGACGAAGCGTTGAAAAACCCCGGGCCGCTCAAAGAATATTTGGCGAGTTTAAAATGAAAATCCAGATAATTAAATTTTGTCGCCACACCGGGTTTTCGGAACGGGTTGAGTCGTGTGGTCATTCTCGGAATCGAGGATCTGGAGCAATTTGTGTTCACCCGTCCATCGGGAGTATGGAACTTGATGATCCCAAGCTGATCGGAAAGGATCTTATTTGGGACACTCCCGAGTGGTGCCCCTTGGATGATGCCTTGGGCAGGGTGATAGACTGGCCACAATAGACCTTCACGATAGACGTCAATAGGCCGGGCTGAAAAGTCCGGTCATTCCCAAAAAAAGACTTGCACTGGTTACCCCAGCGTGATATGTTTTGACAATAAAGATAGGAGCGGGCTTTCATGGAAGGAAATTTTGTAAACGAGCGTCAATTATCAAAAATGACTGGGATATCGGTATCGACGCTTCAGAGCCACCGGTTGCAGGGGAAAGGACTACCCTACTATAAATTTGGAAGAAAAGTGATGTATTGCCTATCGGAATGCATTGAAGCTATTAAAAAAACAAAGGTTGACCCGTCTCAAGGACAAGACCAGAAATAAAAAAAATATGAAATGGTTCAAGCATATTTCTGACTCCATGCAAGACCCCCTGATTGTCCATTTGGTAAATGAGTTCGGGCCACTCGGTTACATGGTTTTTTTTGGCGTCCTGGAGAAGTATGCCCGGGAATTCAAGATCGATCCAGGCTGGAGATTGAGGGTAAAATTGGAATTTTTCCGAGGAAGTTTCCAACAAAAACAGAAAAAAAACATCAAAAATATTCTAAACTTTCTTCAATCTTCAGAAAAATGGTTGATAAAATTTTCTGGAAATCCATCAAGCGATAAAGAAGAGGTTGAGATTCAAATACCTAAATTTGCACAGTTTTTGGACGAAACAACCAAGAAAAAGATGAGGCTAAATTCCGGAATTGATCCGGAAAAAATCCGGATTTACCCCCATACAGAAGAAGAAGAAGAAGAAGAAGATAATATAATAAATACCCCCCCCATAGCCCCCCCGTTGGGGGACGGTGAGAATCAGAAAAAAATCGAAATTTCAGAACCGGAAGACAAAGCCAAGCCGGAGGTAAAAAAACCGTCCGTCCCCGTGGAAGAAATCGTGGCCCTATATCACGAGGTCCTTCCCGAACTTCCCCGGGCAAACAAGATCAAACCGGAGCGACGCAAAACCATCACGGCCAGGTGGAACGAGGATAAAGGCCGTCAATCGTTGGAGTGGTGGCGAGAATATTTCGAATCTGTGCGGTCTCAGGATTTTTTAATAGGCGAAAACAACCGTGGGTTTCGGGCTAACATCGATTTCCTGGTAACAAAATCAAAAATGACAAAGGTCGAGGAGGGTCAATACGGGAATAGTGGCGGAAAATCAAGCCTTTCAAGGCAGGACAAGGCGTTTAGGGATGCATTTTCAAATCTTATGGCGTTTGGAGGTCAAAATGAATCCGATGGAATTTTCGAAGCAAATGGCAAGGTTATCAGTAATTTACGATCAGACGAGGTTCGACGGGGACCAGGGAGCTGTCAGAGCACAGGCATACGGCAAGGTCCTAAGCTCTTTCCAGCCCCAGGACCTGGAAACAGCTGTGGATATGATTTTGGAAAACTGGAAGCCAACGACGTGGGAAAGATTCCCTTGTCCGGCAACGCTCCTGGAATCGACGCGAGCGGCCATGCGGAATCGGGTCGACCTGGAGCAAGCCGAGGAGCGGAGAATGGTCCCAGAAAAGCACGAACAGACGGAAGCTAACAGGCTTGCAGTTAGCAAAATAGTGCAGGACTGCTGCGATAGACTCTCTGGTAAAATATAATGCCGGGGCATGCAGACGTAGGCATTGAACGAGCACTTCTCGGGGCAATCCTGGCCTATCCTGGGGCATTGTCCGACGTGCTGGCCGAGGTCCCAGACCTAATGCCCAATGATTTTTTCATGGAGGGGCATCGGCGGATATGGGCTGCTATGCAAATTATCGGAGATAATGTTGATCTGGTCACTGTGGCGGGGGCGATGGGAACCTGCGCGGACGTTGGCATTGGATACCTCGCCGAACTTACAGACGCGTCCGGAACGTCCGTCAACGTTGGATTTTACGCTCGCAAAATCCGCGATTTTTCCGTCAAACGCAAACTTTCTGAAATTGCTAAAAAAATTGACATGATTTCCGAGGACTTAGGAATAACGGCTGATGACGCACTTGATCGGGCTGTTGACTCAATCCAGGCGATTAGGTTCGGGACAATGGGGAGTGGCGGTCTGAACAGACTCGGAGTCTCCGAAATTTCAGAATCGATGAAAACCATCGAAGGACGTGCGCAAGGAAAGATAAAAAGCTCAGTTATTCCAACAGGTTTTACCGATATAGATAAAATGATCGGTGGTTGCCAGCCCGCCGACCTTGTCATTCTCGCAGGAAGACCTTCAATGGGAAAAACCGCCATGTCCTTGGCTCTGATTGTCAATGCCACGCTGAGTCAGTGGCGAGAATCAGGGCGGGGTCAGGTAACAACGGATGTCGCTTTTTTTTCGTTGGAGATGTCGAGAGAACAGATCTTTTTTCGCCTGTTATCAATGCTTTCAGGGATTGATTCCGCGATGGTCCGATCAGGAGAGGGGCTACAGCCTGCTGATTTTGGAGGTCTGTCCGGGGCAGCTGAATATATACAGCGGGCAGGTATTTGGATTGACGATTCCGCAGCGCAGACGGAAGCGGAGGTAACGCGCAAAGCCAAGAGGCTACAATCTCAACTCGCCCGGGAAGGGCGGTCAATTGGGCTTGTGGTGGTCGATTATCTCCAGCTCATGCGGTCGACGAGGAGGCATGAGCGGAAGGACTTGGAGGTTGGGGAGATCGGGGGGGCGCTAAAAGCCCTCGCTAAAAGCCTGAATACATGCGTGGTGGCCCTTTCCCAGCTTAACCGGCAGGTAGAGTCGCGGACAGACAAACGTCCTCTCCTGAGCGATCTCAGGGAATCTGGTGCCCTGGAGCAGGACGCGGATGTCGTCGCAATGATTTATCGCCCCGGATACTACTCGGGTGACACTCGTGACAATGGGTGTGAAATAATTGTTCGAAAAAACCGCAACGGGCCGACGGGAACGTGCAGGCTGTTTGTTGACCTGCCCACAGGTAAATTTAGGACGGCTCAAAAATGGTAAATAATCAGAATCAAATGGCTATTTTTGGTGAAGAAGAAAAAATAAGATCCACTCCAGGCCGCGCAATCAGGCTGTTTTGTGTTGAATGCGCTGGGACTGTCTATGATCCCAAGCAATGCTCTGGAGAATTTATTGACGGAACCAGATGTAATCTTTGGAAATATCGGCTTGGAAGCGGTCGGCCTTCAGTCAAAACAATTCGAAAACACTGCTTTTTTTGCATGTGCGGGAACCGAGTATCGGTTCGCTATTGCACAAATGAACATTGCCATCTTTGGCCATACCGTGAAGGAAAGAACCCCAGCTACTCTCCAGACTTGGTAAGAAACATAAGCCAGCGGAGTGTTTTTCTGTCTCAGATTGACGTTATTGGTTGACCCTATACCCAAACAAGGGGTAGGGCAATAAAACTCGGCAGGGACAACGGGGGGCGTTAAAATTTTAACCGTAGGGGAAGGGGAGAAGGCAAATGTTCGAACGTTTAAGGCTGGCGGTCAAAAAGAGGCAATATGAAAACGTGAATAAACAATGTCAAGCTGTTTTCTACACCGGCCGAACTTCCTGTCTCGGTCAAGTGTTCAAAGAGCCGTTTATAGTTGCTGAGCGGGTCTTATACTTGCCCACCGGAGAAATCGTCAGGATAGATTATAAATAGACGTTTGTTACGGTTCAAGCGTAAACTAAACCAAGGGGTTGAAATGGAATACCACGATTTTTTGGCACAGAAAAAAACGATTTCCGAGATGTCTGGGTTTGAGCCGACCATGGAAATAAATCCAATGCTTTTCACCTGGCAGGCTGATATTGTCCGGTGGGCCCTTCGAAAGGGCAAGGCTGCACTCTGGGAGGATTGTGGACTTGGGAAAACCCCACAACAACTAGAATGGGCAAAACACGTTCACGCGCACACCGGGGAACCCGTGTTGATATTGGCCCCCTTGGCAGTGTCGCAACAGACAATTAGGGAGGGGACAAAATTCGGGGTTGAGGTTCACAAATGCAAGGACCAGTCCGACGTTGTCAACGGGATCAATATCACAAATTACGAACGTCTTCACTTGTTCGACGCAGTCGTTTTTTCCGGAGTTGTCCTTGACGAATCTAGTATTTTAAAATCGTTCATGGGAAAAACAAAACAGGCCATTATCGACTCATTCCGTAACACAAATTACAAACTGGCCTGCACTGCAACTCCGGCACCAAACGACCATATGGAACTTGGAAATCACGCAGACTTTCTTGATGTTATGCCGTCAAATGAAATGTTGTCCAGGTGGTTTATAAACGACACTATGAACTTTGGGACATACCGTCTTAAGGGACACGCGGTGAATAGTTTTTGGGAATGGGTTTCCTCCTGGGCCGTGTGTATCGGAAAGCCATCGGATATGGGCGCAGACGACGACGGTTTCAATCTTCCGGACATGGAAATCATTCATCACGTTATACCTACCGATCATGCCAAGGAAGCCGGTGAGGGGAACTTGTTTTATATGCCGGCAGTTAACGCAACCGGTCTTCATAAAGAACTTCGAAAATCATCTTCCAGTCGGGCAAAAATATCGGCGGATATGGTGAATGGATCAGATGAATCGTGGATTGTTTGGCTGAATACAAACTATGACGCCGATGAAATTTTGAGACTTATACCGGACGCGGTTGAAGTCAGGGGAAACACACCTGACGCGCAAAAAGAGCAGCGATTGATTGACTTTTCAACAGGCAACTCCAGGGTGATCATTACCAAACCGTCAATCGCTGGGTTTGGGCTTAATTGGCAACACTGCCACAACGTCGTTTTTATGGGCCTGACATACTCGTATGAACAACTGTATCAGGCCATTCGCAGGTCATTTAGGTTTGGTCAAAAAGAGAAAGTAAATATCCACTTGGTCTCCTCTGAAACTGAGCAGGTTGTTGTCGATTGTCTGCAACAAAAACAAGTTGAACACGAGAAAATGAAATCGAACATGTATCGGTTCAACTTTAGCAAACTTGATCAAGAAAGAAAAAAACTTGTTGTCAGGGAAACTGTCAGGGAGGAAAAGGGAGTTAATTGGAAAATAATCAATGGTGATTCGGTCGAGCGGATCAAAACTATCGAATCTGATTCGGTTGGACTGTCAGTTTTTAGCCCGCCGTTTTCAAACCTCTATATTTATTCTGACTCTATCAGAGACATGGGAAACTGTAAAAACGATCAAGAGTTTTTCGACCAATTCAAGTTTCTTATACCTGATCTTTTGAGAATCACAATACCTGGCAGGTTGGCGTGTATCCACTGTAAGGACCTGGTGGATTATAAATCAAGGGACGGACATGCCGGATTGAGGGATTTTCCTGGAGATATTATTAGGGCAATGACTGATTCCGGTTGGGTTTACCATTCACGGGTTACAATTTGGAAATGTCCAGTGACAGAAATGACAAGAACAAAAGCGCAGGGGCTACTCTATAAGCAGATAAAAAAAGATTCTGCTTATTGTCGGACTGGACTATCTGAATACCTTTTGGCATTCAGGAAGCAGGGTGACGATGTATCTCCTATTGTCCATGACAAAAGAAATTTTCCTCTTGAACAGTGGCAACGAATAGCCGAACCTGTTTGGCCTGATAAATCTTTTGTTGAGTCTGGTATATGGTTTAACATCGCCCAAACGAAATGCCTTAACAAGGAAATGGCTAAGGACCACAATGATGAAAAACACATATGCCCGCTACAAATCGGCGTGATTGAAAACTGCCTAAAACTTTGGAGCAACCCAGGTGATTTGATTTTTGATCCATTTTCAGGTATCGGTTCAACCGGATATGTGGCGGTTAAATCTAAAAGAAACTTTCTTGGAGTTGAACTTAAACAATCATACTTTGATCAAGCGATCAGATACCTAAAGAGGGCAGAACAAGAAGGAGTGACAATGCCATTATTTGATTTGTTGGAAACAGGGAGTTGAGATATGTTTGATATTGACAAGTTTCAATTTGAATTGAACTGAAAAAATCGTATTGGGAAACATCAATCAAAAACAGGATGAGGGCTGAAAAAGAATCGGAAGCCATGCCCCTATTTGCAATGTGAGGATAACGAAGAATGCAAGATTGCGGTGATAGTGTAATGGTAGCATTGCCACTGTTCCCAGTGGAAGGTCAGGGTTCGATTCCCATGTCACCGCTCCAGTTTGATGTCATAGAAATTCCAAGGCTAAGGTTTATAAAACTAAACAAAAAATGGCATTCTGTTTTGCCATTGGCAAATGACTGTTGGCATGGTGATTGTTATGCTTGCGAGTTCAAAAATGTAATTTTTGCCGTGGCATGGTGGAGTCATCCTATTGCCGGCAATAGACTAAAATTAGGTAAAAATATATTAGAGTTAAGGAGAATGGCCATATGTGATCTTGCCCCTAAAAACACGGCAACGAGGTTTTTAAAGATAATGTGTATAATTCTAAAGAAAAAATACCAACATATATATAAGTTTATCTCATATCAGGATACTGAAAACCATTTAGGAACAATATATAAAGCGTCTGGATGGAATCCAACTGAATCTCAAAAAAAGTTTGAAACGTGGAAAGGACATTCAAAACGCGCTGGACTTATAGACCAGTCTACAGCGATAAAAGTTAGATGGGAGAAACAAATAAGGCCTGAGCCAATCACTGAAAATAACAACTTTGTTCAAAAAAAACGATAAGGGAGAGAAAATGTTTGATCTTAATCAATTCCAACGCGAACACAAAAAATGGACAGACCATAATTTTCCTGACGCCCCGGCCTGGCAATCGTTTGTTGGGGCGGTTGAAGAACTGGGCGAACTTGCTCACGCATTCCTAAAACTTACACAGGGAATCAGGGGAGCAAAAGAGGAACACATTGCAGAAATGCGCGATGCCATTGGCGATGTGATTATTTACCTGAGTCATTTTTGTAACGTCCATGGATTTTTGTTGTCGAAAATCATCGACGAAACATGGACAGAAGTTAGGAAACGTGACTGGAAAAAATATCCTGGAAATGGGGTGGAAAAATGAGCGGAGTCAACAAAGCAATCCTCATAGGCCGTCTTGGGCGTGACCCAGATATTCGATACCTGCCGACCGGGAACGCCGTCTGCAATTTCACCATGGCCACGTCGGAAAAGTTCGGACCTGATAAACAGGAAAGAACAGAGTGGCACAGAATTGTGGCGTTCGGTAAACTGGCCGAAATATGCAACCAATACCTGGTGAAAGGTAAACTTATTTATATCGATGGCCGAATCCAGACCCGGGACTGGGAGGACAAGGACGGAAATAAGCGGACCACAACCGAAATCGTGGCCAACAACATGCAAATGCTTGATTCGGCCGGAGGGGAAAAGAAAAATTATCCTCCGGGGATGTACGGACAATTAAACCCGCGAGAAAAGAAAAAAAATATTGACGCTTACGGAAATGAGCTTGAAAACGAAGACCTTCCGTTTTAATAGGAGTAATTATGTCTCACACAGTAGACATAGACGTTAACCTGGCCGACTTGATTCCCTGGGAAAAACTCCCGATGCTCGTCACGGTCATCGCAGACGTTTCGCTTAATACCTCCCTCTCTCGATGGGGCTTGAGGGAATTCACGATTGACAAGAAAACGTCAAACATCGAATCCGTAATCGAAAATATTCAGTTTCGAATTGGAAATCTTATGCGTGAAACGTTCGAGAAAGAAGAGAAAAAAATTGACTTCAGCGAAGCGGTTCACGATCAAATCGCGACGTGATTTTTATCATTTCAACGGGACCATTTTTGTTCTAAAATCGCGTCATTAACGCGCAAAACAAAAAAGGAGAATGACAAAAAATGTCTGAAACAAAGCTAACATGCTGCGCTAAATGTAAAAATTTTATTTGGAGAAAAGAAGGAACGTGGTGGAGTAAGTTATGCATGGCATATCCTCTTGCCATGGAGTTAAATCCAGTTTCAGGAAAATATGAAACACCACGCCAAAAATATGAATTTTGCAGGGATGTCAACAATGGGCACTGCCAAAGTTTTGAACAAAAAAAGTTTTTTTTGAATATAATAAGGTTTTGAAATTATCACCAATTACACAACAGTGGACAATGGAGAAGGACCAAGGAGAATTAATTACCTCGAATGGGATATGGCCATTCCGTGCACAGAATGCGCGAGTTATGATCGCAAAAAAAAAGTGTGTCCATATTTCCCAAACGATCAAATTCACTGGAACACAACGTGCTGTCGAGCAGAAAGAAAAGCGACATAGTTTTCTACGAGATTCATCAGGTTAATATTGCTTCTGAAAATGTGGAGGAATAGCTTGTGTCTGGCGTCCGCTTCACCCAAGAGCAGGTAGACGAATACAATGCCAAGCGCGGCATTTCAACGCCTGAGCAAACGATAACGACTCCTGGCCGTAAGGCAAGCGAACCAAATAAGACCGAACTGCGATTTGAATCTGAGATGATTATCCCGTGGTTGTCATGTTACAAGTTTGAAGGATATAAGTTCCGGGGACTCGCACTTATCTGGCCAGATATGCGCTATACACCGGATTGGATGTTGTGGGATTGGAAAGAAAAGATAACCTTGATCGAAGTCAAGGGACCGCATATTCATTCGCGTGATTCACGGGTTCGGTTTTTGACGGCACGGCGCGATTACCCGTGGTTTAATTTCGAGGGCTGGCAGTATGCCGGCCGGCAATGGAGGAAAATATGGAAGTGACAAAACCAAAACGCCAATCTGAATGGGAAAAATTCAAAAAAGAAAATAATGATCGCAACAGACATATCTGTGGTTAGAAAGGTAGAAAAATGACCATACCTGGACAAAAGGAAAGAATGTTAACGTGTCACGAAACCATTAAAGCACTTGAAAACTCAGTCTTTGTGTGCTCGCACTGCGGACGAACGATTGAGTTTGAAGAACGCTTTATTGACGCAACTAAAAACAATGTGTTTTGTATGGTTTCTGAATGCAAGTGTCTTACACAAAGAAGAACGGGGTGTGGTGAATGAAAATCATCAAACCGTCATACGAAATACTGACCGATATCGACCCAAAAAAAATCATGGCAAATATCGAACGTGCCGGCCGAACCTGCTACAAGTCCGAGGACAAAATCAAAACAGAATGGGTGAAAATAGGAAAAAATTTACAAAAATTTTCAACAGGTGATGTCCACTATATTCCAGCTTTAAGCAAAAAAAACACGTCAGCCGAGCCGTTCATTCGGGGAATCATAAAGTCCGGCCACCACTCCGTTCTGGAACACGAATCTATTTCCGTCAGATTCATCTGTGATCGGGGGGTGAGCCATGAACTGGTCAGGCATCGGTTGGCGTCTTTCAGCCAGGAGTCAACGCGGTATTGCAACTATTCTGTAGACGGGTTGACGTTCATTAGGCCATTATTTTGGGATGAAAACAGTGAGGAATATTACCAGTGGGCCTATGCCATGAAGGTTGCGTCTCAAACGTATATGCGGCTTTTACAACTTGGCGCCAGGCCAGAACAGGCCCGTGCCGTTCTACCAAACAGCCTCAAAACAGAAATAGTCATGACCGCTAACATCCGGGGATGGCGTCACGTCTTCACCCTCAGATGCACCAAGGCCGCTCACCCGCAAATGAGGGAAATCATGATGCCATTATTGGAGGAATTGGCGATAAAACTCCCGGTGTTGTTTGGTGATGTGTTTAGAGATATTTTAGACAATATTGTCGAAAAACATTATGCGTCCAATATCGAAAATATGTAGGGGTTGAAATGACAAACAACGATCAAAAAGAAAGGACGTATCAAAATGGATCTTGAATTCAAAGAACTCGACCAAATGGTCGAACGTTTCAAGGAAAAGGTTAAGCGTGAGATCGACGTTTCTATGGGTGATCTCAAAATTATCGAACAACAAATCAACAAGTATCTCAAACAAATCAAAGAAACACAGGAACAGCTTGAAAGGCAAATTTATGATTTCGAAAAACATGGCGAAGATCTTTACGAGAAATATGATGCAAGGGCCAGAAAACTTTCATCAAGGTTTTCTTCAGTCAACGAATCCATGAAAGACAAAATCAAAGTTGACTTCCTTCCATACAACTTCGAAGAAATGATAAATGTTGCCGAAAGGATTGGTCGACTTACCGACGCTCAGTTCGACCGGTTTGTCGAGCTGGCCAAGGCGTTTAGATCTGAATGACAACTTTCCCCGGGTAACCGGTAACTTGTTTCGACGATCAAGATTGCGGCTTATGGCGGAACCCTAAAAACCGCTTGGTGTTTGACTGTTTTTGGGCGAGTAGCCAGCCTTGGGGAATAAAAAAAGGAGAAGAAGAGAGATGGGTAGTTAAGTGAAAATCCCAACAAAAAAAGAATACGAAAAGTCGCTCACGAACATCGCTCCTCTGTTTATGCTCATGGAAGCGATTGAGAGGCTAAAAAACGGAAACGATTCTGAAATTGAGCACCATATCGGCCTGATAGAGACATACGAGTCTATTTATTATCCAATCGAACACATGGAAGAAAGTTACGATGATCTGATGAAAATAATGGAGGGAGAAAAGTGATGACCAACACAAGAATGATAGAAAAAACATCTTGCTGGTATTGTGGAAAAAGTATATCGGCAGACGAAAAACGTCTGCTGATTATTGATCTTGAAGACCGCCTTGACGTGTTCACGGCTTTCCATCGACTGTCAGACCTTGTGGATGAACTGGGTTGGGTTGTGGCTCCGGATGTGGTGGCGGATGAAGGTATCACACATATGGGGGCCGCATGCAAGCCCCGCATTGATACCAAGGACCTAATGTCTGAATCTAAGATCCTATCCGAAAAACACTGGGACGCCTTCACTGGCCCGGCCATCAGACACAATATTGGAATAAGCCGCGACGACTCCGAATTTCGACAAAAAACAATCGGAAACGAAATGGCGGAGCTCAGAAATACCGCGCTTTCCCAATGGGAACACGGGGCGAAACACATGGCGGAGCTAATTGTTTCAATCATTGACGGGAGCGAAACATCCCGGCCCAATGATGATTGCTGGAAACCTTTTCCATCAACGGTGTCTTTGTTGCCGGCAGGCCCCTTCGTTGTCCGGGGGGTTATTGGAGATGAAAGAGTGGATACTATCGCCACAATCGTTGACGATGGGATATACTTGCATTTCGTTTTTGAGGGATTAACGTGGCGTATGATAGAATTCAAATCATGTGGGAAATTGGAATGGAAGCCGATCAAGTGGTGACTCATGCCTATCTCACCTTCTAAACCATGCGCTTGGCAAGGATGCAATAATCTTGCACAGGAAAACAAAACCTTTTGTGAAGAACACGGAAGACACAAAAACGATTGGGACAAAGAAAGGCAAAGCGCGAGCAAAAGAGGATATGATAGGCACTGGAGAAAGGCAAGGCTTGCGCACCTTCGCAAACATCCTTTATGCGCGGAGTGTTTAAGAAATGGCATAATTAAGCCAGGAACTGATGTTGATCATATTATTGATCATGGGGGGGATCATGCTTTGTTCTGGGCGGAAGATAACCGGCAAACATTGTGTCATGAGTGTCACTCAATAAAAACACTGTCTAAAAAAGGCAAAGTGTATTGAGCAATTAGACTAAATATGTGGTGCTGGTGGGGGGGGGGTGAATCTCTGGAGCTTTGAGTCTGTAGAC